ATACACCAACGAACACAGGAACTCCAACAAATACACCAACAGGAACAGCAACAAATACACCTACACAAACACCAACACCTACAAATACACCTACAAATACCCAAACACCAACGTCACCTCTTCAAACATTTAGTATTACTTCGGGTGGTACCTCAAATGAGGCTTGTAATGCGGGAGTTGCAGGAAATATATACGCTTTCGACCCAATATTTGACGATAACAATCAATTCTATAATGTTCCAACAGGTGTTGTTACAGTAGATATGTCAGGGTTCTATAGTGATGGAACGTCTGTTGTTCAATTGAATTCATTAGGTACAACAATAAGTGGATTTGACCTTTGTACATTTCTCGCAACACCGACTCAGACACCAACGAACACAGGAACTCCAACAAATACACCAACGAACACAGGAACTCCAACAAATACACCAACTAAGACACCTACAGGAACTCCAACAAATACTCCAACTCCGACGCAGACACAAACACCGACACAAACATTTGCATGGTACACCTATAGTTTGGGAACTGGCGCTACTGCGTTAGATGCTTGCACAGCTTTTAGTGTATCACCACAAACTATTTATGGTACAATTGCTGGTGGAATTGGACCTAACGTGGGTGAATATCTATACCAAACTGCTGGTAGACCATTAACAAATGTTGTACCTAATGGATTCTATTCTAACGGAACCGATTGGTACCAAGTTAGTGGAGGACTCGGACAAATTACAACAGCCGACCCTAATGGTTGTTTAGAAATACCAACACAAACTCCAACAAACACTGCGACTAATACACCAACACCATCGGTTACTGTAACAAATACTCCAACAAATACACCGAGTAAAACACCAACTCAAACACCTACTCCTACACAAACTTCCACACCGATTGTCAGTCCAACACCAACAACTACTCCAACACCAACTCCAACACCTTATAGAAATATGTTCTTTAGTAATAGTAGTAGTGGTTCAGAAATTACAGGATTTACAGGTTCTTTCACTTCATTATTGAGCTTTAGTTTCCCTGTAACTGGTCCGCCATCAGTAAACGCATTCCACGGACCAATCACTGATTCAGTAGATACTATTGAAGTATATGTGACAGGAGGAACAAATGTCAAGGTGGTGATAGCTAAAAATGGTGTGGGAATATCAGAAGAGTTCGGTACGGCTCCGTTTACATCACAATATACATTCAATACAAATCTTACAGAGAATGACCAGTTGGCTATTTATTTGAATGATGGTGCTGTGACTAATTCGCTTGGATATGACGCGGCTTCATCGGCAACAGCTTGTGCAAATTTCATATCATCTCCATCAAACTACTATAGTTCAATCGCACTAACTACAGGAGTTAATATTTTCACAGACACTTCACTTACAACTTTGGCACCTGATGGATATTATTCTGACGGAACAAATTATTATCAGGTCAGTGGCGGTTCCAATTTAGGACCAGTTGCTTGTTAAAATATATAAATAATTGTAAATTAAACCCTCTACTTTCGTGGAGGGTTTTTTATTTTTAATCAAAATATATTTCATGAGCAAAATCTTTATTCAGATTGCGTCCTACAGAGACCCTGAATTAGTTCCAACAATAAGAGATATGTTGGCAAACGCAAAAAAACCTGAAAACCTTGTTTTAGGGATTGCACGTCAATATTCTGAAACTGATGGATTTGATAATCTCGATGAGTGGAGAAATGATAAAAGATTTAGAATTTTGGATATTCCCTATCAAGAGGCTAAAGGTGTTTGTTGGGCAAGACATTTGGTTCAACAGTTATATAAAAATGAAAAATACACAATGCAAATCGACTCGCACATGAGATTTGTTAAAGATTGGGATGAAATTCTAATCAATATGATAAAGGGTCTCCAAAAGGACGGGTATAAAAAACCTCTACTTACGGGTTATGTACCCTCCTTTGACCCTGATAATGACCCAGCGGGAAGAGCAACAGATGCTTGGAGAATGACTTTTGATAGATTTATTCCTGAAGGTGCTGTATTTTTCCTTCCTGAGACAATACCAGGTTGGAGAGAAATGACAAAACCTGTCACCGCTAGATTTTATTCTGCACACTTTTGTTTTACTTTGGGTGTATTTTCCAAAGAAGTTCAACACAATCCTGAATATTATTTTCACGGAGAAGAGATTTCAATTGCCGCGAGGGCTTATACTCATGGATATGATTTATTCCATCCTCACATACCTGTTGTATACCACGAATATACTCGTAAGGGTAGAACGAAACAGTGGGACGATGACAAAACATGGGGAGATAAAAACAAACACTCTCACCTAACAAATAGAAAGTTATTCGGAATGGATGGAGAGGTACAAGAAGGACACGACGGTCCTTATGGATTCGGTACAGTAAGAACACTTAGAGATTACGAAAAATACAGTGGTTTGTTATTCGAAAAACGTGCAGTACAAAGATATACTTTAGATAAAAATTATCCTCCAAATCCTTATAACTATGAAACTGAGGAAGATTGGAAAAAAGATTTTGCATCTGTTTATAAACATTGCATTGATGTAGGATATTCAAGTGTTCCCGAAAAAGATTATGATTTTTGGGTTGTTGCATTCCATGGACCTAATGATGAAACATTGTTCAGAAAGGATGCTGATAAATCAGAAATCAATAGACTGATGAACGACCCTGACAAATACTGTAAAATTTGGAGGGAATTTCAAACTGACGTTCTTCCAAAGTATTGGGTTGTGTGGCCACACTCAGAGTCGAAGGGATGGTGTGATAGACTTACAGGACAACTAAATCATAATCACGTTAGCTAATGATTTTCACAGATTCTCCGAAATTTGTTGTAAATTTGGAGAGACGAAAAGATAGGTTCGAATCCATCAAAAAGGAGATGGAGTATATCGGTTGGGAATACGAGTATTTTCCTGCGGTGGATACAAACAGTCATGTTGGGTGCACAAAATCACATTTGGAAATTATAAAGCTTGCCAAAGAGAGAAATTATGATAAGGTTCTCATAGTTGAAGATGATTGTACCATAATGCCTTATGCAAAATCTTTCATCGAAAAATGCGAATCTACAACAGAAAATTTTGAGTTTTCCGTTGTAAACTTAGCTCCCACTTTGAACAGACCGGTCAATAGAAGTGAGAAATTTCCTTGGTTTTTGGATGCAACTAATCTACCTCCCAAGGAGGAACATCATAGGGGAATTTTTGCTACCAACATGATAATGTATCATAGTTCAGTTTATGATAAGGTTTTAGAAATAGAAGAGGCTTCAAAATTGAATTATTTTGCAATTGATGACTTTATCTATCAATTTATTACAAGTATTTATCAGAGTTATGTACCCATAGTACCAATAGGACCTCAAATTTCTGATTGGTCAGATGTGTCACACGGACAGTATAATAATTTTTATACTCAAACTTATAATTGGAATCAATACTCTCCTGTGAAAATACCTGGTGAGTTTTTAAGTTTACATAACAATAAATCTACAAAAGAACAAAATATTCATATAGAATTTACCCATGCGAACTAAATTTATAACTTGTATCTACAGTGATTTGGCTGGTACAGGGTTTGGAGGAAGAAGCTCAAGAGGCGGTCATTATCAATACAGTTTACTTTCACTTTTGAAAATCACAGGTGCTGATTTTGTTTGTTATACCTCAGATAGAGAGATAGAAAGATTAAAAAGGTTTTTTTATACCGAAAATAATATTAGTGAAGATAAACTTCAATTTGTAATCTTTGATTTGAAAAAAACTAAATTCGAAGAACTCCTTTCCAAACACAAAAATTATGAAGATGCTAAAACTGGTGACAGATGTATTGAAATTCAGTGGTCAAAATTTGCTTGGTGGTGGAATGAAGATAAATCTTATGATTATTATTTTTGGATTGACGCAGGTTTATCTCACTGTGGTCTTATACCAAACAAATACCTTACAGGTAGTTTACACCCTCAAGGTAGGTATTATGAAAGTAATCTTTTCAGTAATAGTTTTCTCAAAAATTTGATTGAGGATACTGAAGGCAAGTTCTTGATATTGGGAAAAGACAATGAAAGAAATTATTGGTCTGGAACTGTGAATGAAAAGTGGTACAACAATTACGATAGAAGTATTCATATTATAGGTGGAATGTTTGGAGGTCATAGGGACCTGTGGGACAATGTTGTTGGTATTTTTGAAAATTATGTTAATCAAATAACACCAGTCGAAAGAGTATATCATGAAGAGGTTATTATGAGCTTGATGTATCAAAATCATAAAGACTTGTTTGTACGTAAGCACTTTGACATTTGGTGGTGTCCTGATAATTGTCCATCAGGCACGAATCCAAAACTGTTTGAAGAAAATAAAAGTTTTTACAGAATATTAGAAGAATTTAATAGAATTTATGAGTAATATAACATTAGTCACAGGTATATGGGACATCGGTAGGTCCGAATTGAGTGAAGGTTGGTCACGACCTTATCAACACTATTTAGATAAATTTGAAAAATTGTTAGAGGTTGATGCTAACATAATTATCTATGGCGATAAAGAATTAGAAGAATTCGTTTTCTCAAGAAGAAAACAGTCCAATACACAATTTATAGAAAGACCCCTTTCTTGGTTTCAAAACAATGAATTTTTCCCTTTGATTCAAAATATCAGAAATAGTAATAGTTGGAAAAACTTGGCTGGTTGGTTGAAAGACTCAACACAAGCTCGTTTGGAAAATTATAATCCATTGGTAATGTCCAAAGTATTTCTGTTGAACGATGCTAAAATAATGGATAAGTTTAATTCTGAATATCTTTTTTGGATTGATGGTGGATTAACAAATACGGTGCACCCTGGTTATTTTACACATGATTTGGTTTTAGATAAACTATCCAAATATATTTCAAAATTCTCTTTTATCTGTTTCCCTTACGATGCTGAAAGGGAGATTCATGGTTTTGAATATAATAAATTGAATGAAATTGCTGGTGCCAAAGTTAACAAAGTTGCTCGAGGTGGGTTTTTTGGAGGACCGAGAGAAACGATATCAAACTTGAATTCAATCTATTATGGATTATTAAGGTCCACTTTGGAAGAAGGTTTCATGGGAACTGAGGAGTCTATCTTCAGTATAATCTGTTATAAACATGCAGACCTTGTAAATTATTTCGAAATTGAATCCAATGGATTAATTGGTAAGTTTTTTGAAGACTTGAAAAATGACAAGCTCGTGCCGAAAAACGAAAAGTCGGCTACCATACAAAACAAGCTTGATACAAGTAAAGTGGGTTTATATGTCATTGGTTTTAACAGTCCCAAACAATTTCAAACGTTGATTGATTCAATGATGGAATATGATAAAGATTTTTTACTCAAAACAAAAAAGTTTTTATTGAATAATTCAACTGACCGAAACACAGATTTAATTTACAGTCAGATTTGTGATGAATATCAATTTGAAGAAATAAAAAAAGATAATTTGGGTATTTGTGGTGGACGCCAATTTATTGCAGAACACTTTGAAAACGAAACCGATTTGGATTACTATTTGTTTTTTGAAGATGACATGTTCTTTTTCTGTAAACCAGATGAAGTGTGTAGAAATGGTTTCAACAGAATGGTTCCAAATCTTTTCACAAAGTCATTAGAAATTACTAACAAAGAAAATTTTGATTTCCTCAAACTTAATTATTCTGAGTTTTTTGGTGACAACAGTATTCAATGGTCTTGGTATAATGTACCACAACATGTGAGAGAAGAATTTTGGCCAGGAAAACCAAGGCTACCCCAAATGGGACTTGACCCAAATGCTCCCAAAGCAAAATATGATTCTATTCTATCTCACAAAGGAGTTCCATACGCAACAGGAGAAGTTTATTATTGTAATTGGCCTCAGATTGTTTCAAGACCTGGTAATGTCAAGATGTTTTTGGACACCACTTGGGCGCATCCTTTTGAACAAACTTGGATGAGTCATATGTACCAATTGACAAAGAAGGGTGAATTGAAACCGGGTATTTTATTACTCACTCCAACGGAACACAATAGATTTGAACATTACAGTAGAGATTTAAGGAAAGAGTCATAACAATATATTTATTGTTATGGAATTTTATATCGCTAAGAATGCTACCCTTCCGTTGCTTAAAATGCAGGTTGTTCAAGACGGGAGGTCGAGTTATTTGGAACTGATGAAGTCGTTGCCGTATTCAACAATCTTTTTCACAATGGTTGATGTTTATACAGGTATTCCGAAAATTGTCTCAGCTCCTTGTTATATAGTTTCATTGATATTGCCTGAGCCAGGAGCATTGACAGAGTATTATATTTATTTTCAATTTACATCGATGGATACTGATACACCAGGAAGATATCAAGGTCAGTTTTTGATAAAAAACGATGAAGGCAATTTAATTCTTCCACTTAGAGAACAACTATATATTAATATCGAAGACAGTTTTATCGCAGAATCTGCCTGTTGTTAATTTGATTGGTAATCCCTTTTTATTATATTTATTATTGAATGAGTAAGGTGAACTTCACGATAGTGTGAAAGCTAATAAGCCACTCGGAAAATATATGATATCAAGTCAAGAAATTGAGGACTTTCTCCACGGAAATGACCCAGAACAATTTATAATAGCTATCGAGTTTGACTACGTTTCAAATTCAATTTACAAAGTAAAAGAAATACCAGGTAAAGGAAAAGACATCCGTAAAGACCATTTCATACCATTTGCTTGGGTTGGAGACCTTAGAGGTTGTGGTTTTTATAATGATTCAAAGTTAGCACAAAAAGAAGCAATGTCCAAACATGGAATTGTGATTGAAAAACTTGAAACGAAAGGAGATGAAAGACTAGAAAAAGGTCTATTATATTTGGTAAAATCACTAAAAGGTTATAGAGAACTAATACAATTTTTTAGAGATGGTAATTTTGACCCTTGGAGTGATAAGTCAAAAGATAAAATTTTAATCCTCCCTCCTGTTGAACAATATTTTATTGCGAAAGAAAAAAGATTATTTAAAGGATTCTATGATTACGACCAAGTGACTCGTTTGGTTTTTGACTTGGAAACAAACGCATTGGACCCGAAAGACGGACGCATATTGATGATTGGAATTAAAACGAACAAGGGATATAATAAGGTTATTGAATGTCTTAATGAATCTCAAGAAAAGGGTGCAATCGTCGAATTTTTTAATATAATCGACCAAATAAAACCTTCAATTATAGGAGGTTACAACTCAGCAAATTTTGATTGGAATTGGATTTTCGTAAGAGCACAAATACTTGGTATTGACCTAAGAAAAACAATTAAATCTCTACACCCACAACATTCTTATACAAGAAAGGAAAGTATTTTAAAACTTGCAAATGAAGTTGAGGATTATCTTCAAACTTCAATTTGGGGGTACAATGTTATTGACATCCTTCACTCAGTTCGTAGAGCTCAGGCAATTAATTCAAATATTAAAGCTGCAGGTTTAAAATACATTACAAAGTTTATTAATAGAGAAGCCAAAGACCGTATATACATAGAGCACGCACATATCGGAAAGATGTACGCTGCTAAAGAAGAGTATTGGTTGAATATTCAAAACGGTAATTACAAAAAAATTGGAACAGACGAAAAAATAGATGAGGTTTGTAAAAAGAGAGACGATGTTTACATCCGAACTACAGGGGATAATCTCGTTGAAAGATACTTAGAGGACGACTTGGAGGAATCTTTGGCAGTCGATAAGGAATTTAATCAAGCTTCATTTTTGCTTGCCTCTATAATACCTACGACTTATGAAAGGGTCTCAACAATGGGAACTGCGAGTCTATGGAAAATGTTAATGATTGCTTGGTCTTATAAAAATGGATTAGCGATACCTCAAAAACAACCCAAGACAAACTTTGTAGGAGGTCTTTCACGACTACTCAAGGTAGGATACAGTAAGAATGTACTCAAATTAGACTTTTCTTCCCTATACCCATCTATTCAACTTGTACATGATATATTCCCTACATGTGATGTCACGGGAGGTATGAAGGGAATGTTAAAACATTTTCGTGATACTCGTATCAAATACAAACAACTCGCTGAGGATTACTATTTTACAGACCAAGAAAAATCACTTTCATATTCGAACAAACAACTACCAATAAAAATATTCATCAACTCAATGTTTGGTGCTTTGTCAGCTCCTCAAGTATTTGCTTGGGGTGACATGTATATGGGTGAGCAAATCACTTGTACTGGTCGTCAGTACCTTCGTCAAATGATTAAGTTTTTTATGTGCAAAGGTTACACCCCTTTAGTTATGGATACGGATGGCGTTAATTTCTCAAGTCCAGAAGATTCAGACACTCATAGATATATTGGTCGTGGTTTGAATTGGAAAGTAGATGCGGGTAAAGTGTATTTTGGTCCCGAAGCTGACGTCGCGGAGTATAATGATATATTCATGAGAGGGGAAATGGCTCTTGACACAGACGGCATATGGCCTTCATGTATAAATTTATCGAGAAAAAACTATGCTGTGATGGATTCTAAAGGAAAAGTAAAGTTGACTGGAAACTCTATAAAATCAAAAAAACTTCCACTATATATTGAAGAATTTTTAGACAATGGTATTAAAATTCTGTTAGAAGGTAAGGGAAAAGAATTTATAGAGTATTACTATCAATATCTACAATTAATATTCGACAAAAAAATTGCTTTATCTAAAATTGCCCAAAGAGCTAAGGTTAAATTGACACTAGATGATTATAAAAAAAGATTGTCTCAGCGAACCAAAGCGGGTAATCAGATGTCAAGAATGGCACATATGGAATTAATATTACAAAACAATCTTACTGCAAATTTGGGCGATGTAATAATGTATGTTAATAATGGCGTAAAAGCATCTCACGGAGATGTTCAAAAGAAGGGTGAGGGTGTTCAAATAAATTGTTATATGTTGGATTCCGACATTCTAGATATTAATCCTAATATGACCGGCGATTATAATGTTCCGAGAGCGGTTGTTACTTTTAACAAGAGAATTGAACCTTTACTAGTTGTATTTAAACAGGAAATCAGAGATGCATTAATTGTGAACGACCCAGCTGAAAGAGGAATATTTACTACATCTCAATGTGAACTTATCAACGGCATACCTTTCAATAGTGGAGACCAAGATAAATTGGAAGAAGACGTTCTTCAAATAACTGAACAAGAATTGGAATATTGGAAAAGAAGAGGATTAGAGCCTGATTACATTTACAATCTGGCTGATGAAGGATGGGAGAAAAAATTAGGATTGTTTCAATCCGTCTGATGAGAGAATATACCAATTACCCCTAACGAATCTAAACTCCACACAAGCAAATTTATCTAATTCAACTTCATTAAACTCTTCATCGATTAAACCCAAATCAGGTATTACCACTAGTTTTGTCATTGATTTTACAACCACATGGTCACTTGTCTTTGAATTTAAATAAAGAATTGATTCTTGAATTCCTCTTACAACAACACAAGCTTCACCCTGAATTGTATAAGATGGCTCTGATACAATTGCGACTTCAGAGGTTTCAATTTTAAACCCATTTATAATTCTTATGGAAGGTATTGATTTTACAATTGCCATTAGATTACGTAAATTTGACGGGGCATCGCTCTATATCTCATTTGTTTGTTAAGATTTTCTGCAATTGTGGCTTCTCTCTCCATTACTTTTTCAGGTCTAAGTCTTGTTAACCATCCTTCAGGACCTGTCAGTTCCTCGAGTAATTTTAATTTTTCGTCTTTGGATTCAGTTGATAAACTTTGATAATCCAAAGTAATTTCACTATCAGGAGTTTTCAAATTACCTGAGTATTTTCCTCTTACTCGCGCCAATGTCTCTTTACAATAGGCGGTAAACCATCTACGGACCCATTGTTGGCCAGGAACGTTTATGTCTTCCCAAGAAAGGGATTCGATTGGAACGTCTGTTGGTAGTTTTATGACGTCTGGGTTCGCTTTGAGACAATCTAGTCTATCATCGGGCCCTACATCATAATACCAATACCAAACAGTTTTTCCAACATACAAGCTGTAATTACTCCAGTTGAATCTTCCACCGGGTGTATTATAAAGAAATATATTTTTCTTACCATCGGGTAAACCTGTTATTCTATAAGTTAATGAACCTCCTAAGATTCTGTTTAAAATATTTGCTTCTTGCATTCTTATCAAGTAGTCAAAACCTGACATCATAAAGTATGAGCCTTGATAACCCATTTGAGCATAACCTGCTTGGTCTGCACCCAAACCTATACCACCAAAACCAAATCCACCAATACCCCCTATTCCTAATGCGTTGAAAGGTCGGTTCGAGAACCATAGAAGTTCGTTTACTTCACGACCCGCAGGAATTTCGTAATTTTGTGTATTGGCACTAAGTTCAAAATAATCTTTTTTCAACACCCAAGGTCCTACTGTTTGTAGTCCCACAATTTTAGAATATGAGTATGAAAATTGTTGCTCAAAGTCCATAGTTCTTGTTATCAAAGCTCTAGCGACAGATTTTTCATTCATGTTCAAATTGACAAGGTTGACCCATTGAGAATCAATCAACCACTGTAGAATATACTCTTCATAATCGCCAATTGAAAGTTCCATCAAAGAGTCAAGCATTTCGTCAGTAAGTTCTACACTACGTAAAGGCGCTCCAAGTTGATTTCTTAATCTATTATAGATTCTACTTCTTTCTGGTTCAGGGATTACTGCCATCAAAATGATTTAGCTATAAATATCATCTCAAGGTATAAATAAAATCACTCACGGGAAACTTGTAGGCATTTATTCCTTTTTCGATATTTTTGTTTTCGAATACGATAGTTTCGAATGAATTACTGAAAATCATCCAATCAACATTATATTTTTTTACACTACTTGGTGTTAGTACAACATAATTTTCATCCTCAATAAAGTATGTTGAAAATGGCTTTATTTGTGATTTGTAAATTTTACCGTCAACCTGAATTTCGCAATCTAACCCCTCAGAATCAGATTGTGCCCCGAAAGAACTTTTTATTTCTACATTACCTTCTCCAAATTCTTTTTCCAATCTTTCTTTGGACCATGATTCTACTTTTCCTCCTTTTATTTTACTTTCACCTAAGTTTGACATAATAGCAATGTAAAAAGCAGAATCTTCTTTAAAAATTTTGTCAGCGCCCATTACAAGTATTTTGACAAGTCTTTTGATTCCCTCAATTTGTTCTTCGGGTTTTTTCCCCCGCAATAAAATTTTTGGTTTTCCCAAAGAAGAAAGTAGGGCGTTCACACTTTTTGTTATCATACAAAAAGCCCTGTGATTACCAGCTAAATAACTAATGTCGTGCCTTATTCCATCTTTATAGAAACCTTGCATTCTGTTTTGACTGATGTCTTTTTCTTTGAATTCTAACCAAGAAATTTTTTTGAGAGCGGTATAAATTCCACCACCATATATTTTACTAATCTCGTTGTTTTCTAATAAGGATTGAAAAAAGTTATCATCCTCTTTACCACAAGATTGAATAAAATTTTTTTTACCTTCCATTAGTAACCCTTGACCAATTTTTGATTCAATGAGGTTCGTTTTGGATTTCATTTCGAATAGTTTGGAAACAAAATCCCAATTTACAACTTTCCAAAAGTTTGTGATGTATTCGTCTCTTTTGTTTCTGTATTTGAGATAATAAGCATGTTCCCATAAGTCCAAACCCAATAATGGAAATCCCCCACCTTCAACAACGTTCATAAGTGGGTTGTCTTGATTTGGAGTAGACATTATTTTCAAATTTCCGTTCTTAGTTAATAGTAACCAAACCCATCCTGACCCAAACCTGTCTTTAGCAATCGTTTCAAATTTCTTTTTGAAATTGGTGAATGTACCATATTCTTTGGTAATCTTTTTATAAAGTTCGCCAGTCAATTTTTTTGGCTTCGGTGTTAACATATTCCAAAACATTGCGTGGTTGAATGCTCCACCAGCGTTATTTCTTATTACTTTGTCGTACCTTGAAATATTTTTAATTATTTTTTCAAGTTCCAAATCACCGTAATTCTTTTTGGCTAATGCGTCGTTCAATTTATCTACATAACCCTTATAATGTTTGTTGTAGTGAAATTCCATTGTCTCGGGGTCAATGAATGTTTTGAGGGCTGAGTAAGAATAGGGTAATTTTTCTATCCCTATTTTTTTCATTTCTGTGAGGAGTAAATTTTTCTCTTCGTTCACTTTGTTTTCCAAAATCTTATATTCGATTTTTTGGATTTCTTCTTGTAATTTTTTCATAAATAATGAAAGGCGTTTTATATAAATAACACGCTTTCTGATATTATCTCATTTCGTTGATGCGGTTCATTATTTCTTCCACGAAGTCCGCAGAATTTTGAATGTCCCCCATAACAGTAGCAATAACGTTTTTCTTTTGGTTTAATATGTCATAGATTATACCCTCGATTGTGTTTTCAAAGATGGGGTAATATACCAATACATTGTTCTTTTGACCGTATCTGTATGCTCGGTCTTCGGCTTGAGAGTGGTCGGATGGTAAAAAAGATAAGTCGTTCATTATTACAGCTTCGGCTGACGTGAGTGTGATACCGACACCAGCGGCCTTAATGTTTCCAACAAACACCGTAATTTTTTCGTTTTCTTGAAATTGGTCGACTGCTAATTGTCTTTCGGGTTTTGACATTGAACCATCAAGTTTAACTGCTGACTTACCAAAATGTTCACAGATTTTATTTAGAGAGTTAGTAAAATTACAAAATATTATAACTTTTTTTCCTTGTTCTAATATGTTTTCGGCAAGCTCAATCGTTTGATTTGTTTTCTCATCTGCAATAATTTGTCTTACTTTTGTGAGTTTTGTAAATTGAACAGTGAGAGATTTGGATTCTTCAGGGTTTTTTTCATACCAATTATAATATTCACCCATGAGTTCTTCATACTCTTTAGATTTAAGTCTAAGATATACAGGTGTAATAATCTTGTCAGGCAAATCTAAAACATCTTCTTTTAATCTTCTGAGTAATAATGATGATGTTCTGTCTCTTAATTCTTCCAAGTTTGATGCTCCCATCACATTCCAAACTTTTCTTGGACCAACCCTAAATTGATATCCCGAACAATATCTGATAACATAGGCCATCCAATTCTTGGCAACAGGTGAATCTACAAGACTTAACAAGTTATAATAATCAATTGGTCTTGATGTCATAGGTGTGCCTGTTAAAAGCCATAGTCGGTCAACTTTTTTGACTATGTCATTAATTAATTTTGTTCGTTGGGCTTGAGGATTTTTGATATAGTGTGCCTCATCAACAACCACCAAATCGAAATTCGCATTATTAATTTGTGACTCACTTTTTTTCTTAATGTCATGGAAATTTTTTATTATATCGTAATTTATAATAACAAAGTCGTGTTCTGTTGAAAAATTCTTTCCCTCCGCGATAAAAATACTTTTGTCAGTGTAGTTCTCAATTTCCCTTTTCCAATTTATTTTCAATGTTGCAGGACAAATAATAAGTATTTTTTTCGCACCTGTTTCAAGAGCGGATATTATTGTTGAAGTAGTCTTACCAAGACCCATGTCATCAGCCAATATGAATTTTTTGTTTTCTACTAGTTTTTGAACCGCCTCTTTTTGATGATTAAGAGGAGGTCTTACAGAATATTTTTCGTAGTTAATCACCACATCCTTAACGGTATTATCTTTTATTACAGCCGCCTTTGGAAGCCAAAAATCGTGAATTTCTTCAGAATCAAAAATTTTTCCCCAAATGTGAAAAGATTTTTCCCTTTCCGCTAATAATTTTTCCACCCATATTTTTGTTGGAATTTCAGTATATAATTTGTCGTCTGCGAGTTTTTGTGCAAAATAAGCATCTAAGATTATCCATTTTCGAGCAATTTTAGGGGAAATCTCATAGTTTTCAATTATGTATTCTGATTGACTTCTTGTTGGATAAAATTTTTTATTAATTTGAGACTTTCTTTTCAGCTCCAAAATGTAGTTGTTAGCCCCCTGATAGGTTTCGAGTAATGTGATGGCTTTAGACTCTAAACTAATTTCAGAACTCATTATTTGATATTAATATCTTTTCTACCATCATTCCAATATTCTTCACCACCATAGAAAATTAGAATTTCTTCATCTTTATCTATGTCTCTTGTTGCGTAAAACTCGAATGTATCATGTACTTTATTGGACCTCCAATTTGCATTTGGTGTGTTACTGTGATTATAAAAACTCGAAAAGCCTAAACCAACGACTTGTAATTCCCATTCTGATGTCCCCATAGGCCAATTAAATCGATGGTTAATCAAAATTGGGCTAGATGTTTTTTTAGGAATATTCAAATCCAAGTATGGGCATATTTCGAAAACTTCATTAATAAGAATTTTTTCAGAGGCAAATATTCCTCTACCGTGGATTGGACTTTTGTCCAAATAAATTTTGGTCGGTGGATTTACACGCATAGTACTTAGTCGAAATATAATCTTTGAAACAATATTTATCAATATGAGAGAAAATTTAGTTCCAATCACAAGACTCGGTAAGTTTTTCGGTGGTGAAGATTATGTTCTTGATATTGGTATGGGTGAGGAGTGGTTAATTGGAGATATGAATTTTACTGTCATTCTTTATAGAATAGATAGATATAAAACTAAAACTGATGATGTGTATGGTGAGGTTTTGGAAGATGGGATTCAATTTCTGGCACCTGTTGAAATAAAAGGATATGTCCAAGTTTCTTCTCCGACTAATAAATTATTGGGGACCTCAAAAGTTAAACAGCAAGAACCAGGTAATATGAGATTTAGTGTTTATCAAAAAACTTTAGAAGATTTAGGGGTTGAGATTTTTATGGGAGATTATTTGGGATACTATGAAAGTGAAGATAGAGTAAGATACTATGTTGTAGAGGACGATGGATATGTAAGGTCAGATAACAAACATACTTACGGTGGTTACAAACCGTTTTATAGAACAATTGTAGCTACTATGGTAAGTGAGAACGAATTTAAAGGAATTTAATTTATGAGATATATTCTTAAAGAATCACAACATAATATGTTAATCGAAACAGCCACTTTCAGTTCTGATGTCGAAAGAATTCAGAAAGTATTGGTTAGTAAAGGTTATGATTTAGGAAAGTATGGTCCTAATAAAGATGGTGTTGATGGTTTACTTGGTCCTCTCACAAGAAAAGCGGTTGAAAAAGAATTCGGACTTTCAGTCCCAAAGGATATAAAATTCCCTGAAAAAACTATTGGTGGTTACGATGCTGTCTTGGTTGGTGGGTTAGACTACAGGGTTGGTGATTTAAAAATTGGTTCTCAAGCTAATTTATTAAAACAAGGTTTGGGTGTTGATAAAAAGGTCAAAGAATTTACATATAATACACCAACCTCAACTATAGTTGAATTCATAAACCAAAACCAAAATATACCTGTGTATCTTTTCAGTGCGGGTTGTAGGAAATCCAGCGATATTGCAAGTGCTATGGGCACATCCAAAAACATGCTTTATATAATAGAGCCGTACGCTCTTGGTCCTGAGACAAAATCAAGTGTTAGAAGTGCAGTTGATAGCGGAGTACCGGCTTCAAATGTATTTGTTGGAAATTCCCAAGGTAGAGGGCTCGGAATAGTTAATGGTGCAAGTTCTTCCAAGTCCTCTTCTCATTGGAACGCATTGACGACTGTGGCTTCGATGACAAAAAATTAATATACTATGCCGTTACCAAAACAAGTAAAACCAACTATTCAATTAGTACCAAACAAAACTTTGAGCGCAAGGAGAGAACAATTATTGGAATATATAAAAAAAGATGGAACTTATTTGCCAAAATCAGTATTACATGCTGATTTGGATAAGGGTATGTTAGAGTTTTGTAAAACAGAACTAAAGGTGGTCACTTCTGGAAAAATTGTTCCTTTTTTAGATATTATTATTACAAGTCAAAATTGGACTCAGTATTTGGAAACATCTAGTTTTGTAGATTTGGATTTTAATCCGAGTCCTCCTTTTATAACCCTTGTTAGAGTACCTGAAGTAAAGTTTGGCTCGAATCCTGCCACGAAATATAACATTCCGAATCGTAAACAGTTTTATTATGCTTCTGTCCCTACTTGGGATGGTAATATGCAAGGGATGGATATATATACAATTCCCCAACCTGTTCCTGTTGACATCAACTATAGTTTGAAGATTATTTGTAATAGAATGAGAGAGTTGAATCAGCTCAATAAAAACGTGATGTCAATCTTCGCTTCTAGACAAGCTTACACATTTATTAAAGGCCAGTATGTTCCTATAATTTTAAACAATGTAGGTGACGAGTCTCAGATGAATATTGAATCAAGAAAGTATTATATACAAAACTATGATTTCACAATGTTGGGTTATTTGATAGACGAGGAAGAGTTTGAGGTAAAACCTGCAATTCAAAGAATTACACAAATTGTTGAAGTTGACACTTCAACACTGAAAAAGAAAAGAAAAACTTGGCCACAAAATCCAAGTCAATTTCCATCTGATTTTTTATTTTTATCTGGTGTAACTTCTTTGAGTGAAAAAATAGATTTTACTGCTAAAATGTCGATTATATCAACAGATAATGTTTTGTCTTATGATGTTTATATCAACGGAGATTTTTATGGTACAAATGTTAATTTTATTCAAATTACTTTCAATGATATGTTAAGAGTAGATGTTGAAAAAGAAAATAACAGTAAACCCTCCTCTATAAAATTTGATAATAAACTTTTCTAATTTTCACCGTAGATATCCCTTTTTTCCTGACAATTTTGTATTATCAAATTTTCCAAAAATTTATAAATTTTCATACCTCTTTTGTCGCAATACTTTTTTAATATTTCGTGGACCTTAGGGTCTATTTTTATGTTTTTTATTTCTCTCTTAATTCTCATAGTAGAAAAAAGGTAGAATTTATTCCTACCGTTTATAAATAGATAATGAAAAGTAAAGTTTTTTCATTCCTATTAGAATATTTATCAATAAAATAAATCTCACAGAATAATTTAAAATAATGGCAACAACAACTGTAAACCAAAAAGTTTATGTTTCACCGGGCGTCTACACTTCAGAGACCGACTTATCGTTTGTAGCACAAAGCGTTGGTGTAACAACATTAGGTTTAGTGGGAGAGACTATCAAGGGTCCTGCATTCGAACCTGTTTTCATAACAAATTTTGACGAGTTTCAAGCCTTCTTCGGAGGTACTGAACCAACAAAGTTTGTAAATACACAAATTCCCAAGTATGAAGCCGCGTATATAGCTAAATCATATTTACAACAATCTAATCAACTATTTGTTACAAGAGTATTGGGATTGTCTGGATACGACGCGGGCCCGTCTTGGAGTATATCCATAGTAGCTAATCCTGACCCAAAAACAATCGGAATTAATGCGAGCGTCGCTCAAGTAAATTTCACAAGTAATTTCTCAGGTAACACGGGAGGTACCGTCAATTGGACTAGCTTACCCGCTTCTATTTCTACGGTATTCAATAATGTTTACACACTTAATAACGGAAGTACGTCATCTTACAATGCTAGTTGGAATACTGCTATACAATCTATTTTTTCTAATACCTCTTTATCAGGTAACACTGTTTTCTCTTGGGGTTCTATTCCTAGCAATAATTATTTCAATTTAATTAACGCTGGTTTTACAGGATTCACAGATGGGTTTGATGTTGACAATGTCAATCTTGATAATAATGAGTTGACGGATGGCCAAAATGATGCTTGGTTCTATGCTAACTTCGATTTACAGAGTGGAGATAATTATTCAGGGACATCTGTATCTTGGACCGTTAATCAATTGACAAATCCAAGTACGGGAGTTTTCTCGGGCTCTGTATCAGGTAGTATCTTTACTTACTCCGGCACAGCTTTCCATGATTGGAACAATATGGTTGTTGCTACATTAAGGTCAAGAGGAATTTCTTTATATACAAATAACTCATCAAGTCAAAATCATGGTCCTGTATATGAAGTAACAGGTCTTACTGATGTCAAATTGGTTTGTGATGGTCAATATAGTGGGGTAACTCAAAATCCATTATCTTTGTTCGGGGTTTCAGGAGTTACAAAAAATGGAGAAAGCTTTCAATTTGAAACTTCGTTGCAGTCTACTTCATCAGAATACATTACAAAAGTATTAGGAGTAGAAAATTTTCAAAAACCGAGAAATGAAGTACCTTTATTTGTTGAGGAAATTTACCCTGGTTCTCTATCCTATGGATATAATTCAAGTTATGTAAGAGGTCTTAATTGTAATTTAATTTCTTTACCTGGTTCAAGACCTGCTGCGGGGACCCCGTCTCAAACATCAATAGCGTGGAAATTACAAAAATATCAATCACCGAAAACACCTTTCTTAGTGTCTGAGTTGAGAGGTAATAAAGTTTATGACTTATTCAGATTTATATCAATTTCTGATGGTAATGCGGCAAACACTGAAGTGAAAGTATCAATTACTAATTTGTCATTTAATAATATGTCTTTTGATGTCTTAGTCAGAAACTTCTTTGACACAGATACAAATCCAATTGTTATTGAAAAGTTTACCAACTGTAATTTGGACCCAAGTTCTAACAATTTTATTGCTAAAAAAATTGGTTCATCAGACGGTGAATATATTTTGTTATCAAAATATATTATGATTGAAATGGCGGAAAACGCTCCAATAGATGCATTACCATGTGGTTTCAACGGGTATACTCAGAGAGAATATGGTTCATCTTCTAATTATGCTCCATATATCGTTTACAAAATAAAATATTATTATCCCCAAGAACCTATTTTTAACCCACCTTTTGCGTCTACAGTAAATTCACCTGGTGATGTTATAAGAAGAAGTTACTTAGGTTTTTCATCATATTTTGGCATTGATGATTCATTTCTTCAATATTTGGGTCAACAAAACCCACAGATTGATTGGGCAGATACAACTGAATCAATCCCTTGGAATGGATTAACTAAAGGATTTCATATGGACTCTGGTGCTACGGTTGTTACAATAGGTAACGTTTACACAACTAGTGGTGAACCTGCATATGAATGTGGAGTAGCTACATTTACATCAGACCCTGAGTCACAAGAAAATCCTTATTATTTTATATTTGCTAGGAAATACACAGTATGTTTTGCTGGTGGTTTCGATGGATGGGACATATACAGAGAATTTAGAACTAATAAAGATGAATTCCAACTTGGTTCTTCTGGATATCTTGCAGGAGCAGCGACCTCTATAAGATATCCCAATGCTACAGGTGAAGGTATTTTCAAGAGAATTATTGTAGAAAATAACACTCAAGATTTTGCTAATACTGACTATTATGCTTACTTACTTGGTATTCTTACTTATAGAAATCCAGAGTCAACAAACATCAATTTGTTCGCAACCTCGAGTATAGACTACGTAAACAATTCTAATTTGTGCGAAGAGGCAATTGACATGATTCAATTCCAGAGAGCAGATAGTGTTTATATAGTGACTACACCTGATTACGACATGTACACACCTGATTCAACTGATTCACTTCAAATTATTTACCCACAAGAAGCGGTCGACAACCTTGATAATACTGGTATCGACTCAAACTATACAGCAACATATTACCCTTGGATTTTAACAAGAGATACCGTAAATAATACTCAAATCTATCTACCGGCAACTGGTGAAGTTTGTAGAAATTTAGCACTTACTGATAATATCTCTTTCCCATGGTTCGCAACAGCGGGTTATACGAGAGGTTTAGTAAATTCAATTAAAGCTCGTATCAAGTTGACTCAAGAAGATAGAGATACTTTATATCAAGGAAGATTAAATCCTATAGCAACATTTGCAGATGTTGGAACTGTAATATTTGGAAATAAAACACTTCAAATTGCAGATACAGCTTTGAATAGATTGAACGTAAGAAGACTGTTATTACAAGCTCGTAAGTTAATCTCAGCTGTAGCTGTAAGATTACTATTCGAACAGAACGACCAAATAGTAAGACAACAATTCTTAGATAGTGTTAACCCAATCCTTGATGGTATCAGAAGAGATAGAGGTCTTTACGATTTCCGTGTGACCGTTTCTTCTTCTCCAGAAGATTTGGACAGAAACACTCTCACAGGTAAAATTTACCTTAAACCAACTAAAGCTCTTGAATTCATAGATATTGAATTCTTTATTACACCCACAGGAGCTTCGTTCGAAAATATATAATTAAACGGGGGGAGAAATCCCCCTTTTTTAGCCTCATATGGAAATTGTTTTAACAGAAGCATTCAAAGACGAAAAGACACCTGAACTGAAATACTATGCTTTTGATTGGGATGATAATATCGTTCATATGCCTACTAAAATTATGGTAAAGGATGATAAAGGAAATGAAGTGGGTATGTCAACCGAGGATTTTGCTGAGCACCGTCATCACATCGGAAAGAAAGATTTTGACTACAAAGGAAAAACAATCGTTGGTTTTACAGATAACCCATTTAAATATTTCAGAAGTGAGGGAGATAAAGATTTTTTAATTGATGCAATGAAAGCAGAAACTGGACCAGCGTTCAATGATTTTAGAGAAGCGATTAACAACGGTTCAATATTTTCAATCATTACTGCTAGAGGACACAACCCAAATGTAATTAGAGAAACAATCTACAATTATATCGTTTCAGGTTTCAATGGCATTGACAAAGACAAACTGATTAAAAACCTAAAAAAGTACAGGTCATTTGTAGGTGAAGATGAAATGTCTGATGAAGAATTAATCAAAACTTATTTGGCTCTAAATAAGTATCATCCTGTGTCGTTCGGAGACGAATCAGGAGCAACTAATCCTGAAGAAGCAAAGGTGAAAGCAATGAAAGATTTTGTCGAATATATAAAAGGGATGGCTGCAATCCTAAATAAACGAGCTTGGTTAAAAAATGATGTAGGAAATAAGTTTATTCCATCTGAGCCAGAGATAGGATTTTCAGATGATGACCCAAAAAATGTAGAAGTAATTAAGAAAGCTTTTGATAAAGATGATATGGTTAAAACTTATTCTACTGCTGGGGGAGTTAAGAAACGAGTAAATTAATAATTAAAAAATGGGGTCAAAAGTCAATAGAAATATTTTCCAACACCCTATATTTATAGGATATAAACAATAGAAACAAAAACTTAATGATATGGCTGATTTATTAATGAAAATGCCGATACCGTATGAACCGAAACGACAAAACCGATTTATTTTGAGGTTTCCTTCTTCTTTAGGTATTAATGAATGGTTTGTTGAGTCAACATCTAGACCATCAATTAAAATTGCATCAAAAGAAATAGAATTCCTAAACACATCTACATACGTTGCGGGAAGATTCAATTGGGATGAAATACAAGTTAAATTCAGAGACCCCATTGGACCATCC